TAGTATTTACAGCGTCTCCTTGAGTCCAGGATTCACTAAAGCTAAAAGCCGAACCAGCTGTATTGATATCGTATTCACCAACATCTTGTGCTGCAGCAGCAGTAGCAGTAGCAGCAGTCATCTTTCCAAAGTGACCATTATCTGTTACTTTAATATTAGATCCAGAGACTGTGTAAGTACTACCTATACGACTTGCATCTGTATAAGCTCCGTTGACTGTCAGCTGAGTAGAAGAACTCATACGATGTGTAAGATCTGCCATCGCAGGAGTACTAAATCCACCAAGCAATAATAATATAGGTAAGAGTTTTTTCATTGTAATTTCTACCTATTACATTTTTTTAACAGATATTCCTGTCTTCATGTATTTAGCAATAATAAAGTTGAGTATTTAGACGCATAGTATCTTTGTATCAAGAGGTACGGTTATCCGCAAAATAAGTTCTTAAATGGCTTGACACGGTATTAAAGTCCGTGTATACTATTCGCATAAATAACTTTACATACAAAGGACTCGAAAGATCGTAACCCTTTGCGAATGTAATACAGTATCCCATGTCGGGGATGCTATCATCCGCAGGGTTATTTTTATGCCCGTGCGAGATACAATTAAACAATCATGTCAATCAAATCAACAATCGCTGCAGTAGCAGCATCTCCATTCCTATTCGCTGGTGCAGCTTTTGCTGGTCCATATGTGAATGTAGAAACCAATGCATCTCTAACAGGAAGCAACTATACAGGTGCTACAACCGATATTCATCTTGGTTATGAAGGTGATCTAGGCGAGACTGCTGGATTCTACGTACAAGGTGGTCCTGCTGTAATCGCAGTTGACGGAACTGCTGGAACTGATACACAGTTCTCTGGTAAAGGCGGTTTAACTGCACAAGTTACTGATAGTTTCGGTGCTTATGGAGAGGTTTCTTTCCTAACTGCTGACGGAGACACAGATAACGGTTACGGTGTAAAAGTTGGTGGTAAGTTCACCTTCTGATCTCTAAGTAGATAACACCAAAAGACTCCTCTTTGAGGGGTCTTTTTTTATGCTATATTGTATAGATATTAATGCCACGATAGCGGATCCTAATGAAAAGGCTTATTGGATTAAACATAGCAGTAGCACTCGCTGCATCATTTGCAGTACTTGGTGCTGCAGAAAAAACAGAAGCACGAACACGACTCTCAGGAGCAGGTGCTTCATTCCCATCTAAGATATACAGTAGATGGTTCTCTGACTTCGCAAAGTCAGGAGGACATAGAGTAAACTACCAAGCAATCGGTAGTGGTTCAGGTCGAAAAGCAGTCCTTGATGAGACAGTGGACTTCGGTGCATCCGATGATCCAATGAAACAAAGTGACTTAAACAAATCAAAAAGAGGAATAGTCCAGATTCCTATGACTGGAGGTACGATTGCCTTTGGTTATAATATGCCTGGTTGTGATCTAAAACTTACACAAGAGCAAGCAGTACAAGTTGCTATTGGTGAGATCAATAATTGGTCACAGGTAGGATGTGATGATCAGAAGATGACTTGGGTGTATCGTTCTGATGGTTCTGGTACGACTGCTGCATTTTCAAATTCTATGCAAGCATTCAGTAAGAAGTGGAAACTAGGTGTAGGTAAATCAATTCCTTGGACTGTTGGCATAGGAAGCAAAGGCAACGCTGGTGTTGCTGGTACTCTCAGAAATCAAATTGGTGCTATTGGTTATGTTAATCAGTCCTACATTAAGGGTGAAGTTGTTGCTGCTGCATTGCAGAATAAATCTGGTGAGTTTATTAAACCATCACTTGAGTCTGGTTCTCTGGCACTCAATGGGATTATACTTGATGAAAACCTCGCAGGGACAAACCCTAACCCCACAGCAGAAGGTGCATACCCAATTGCTACGCTTACGTGGGTACTTGCTTATGAAACTGGTAATGGTCGTAAGACTGAAGCAGTAAAGGAAACCTTTAGAAAGTTACTCAGTGATGAGTATCAAGAGAAGGCATCTGTTTTAGGTTATGTTCCATTGAGAGGTGACATCCTTAAAAAGTCTCGTCAAGCAGTTGAGAGGATTGGAAAATAATATATAAAGAAAAGACTTTGTGTAAGACATAAGATTTGAAATGGACAAAATTAGAGTAAGGTGCCGTTCCTGTGGGAAGGAATTAGAGAGTGCTGCTGGAAAATCCGTGTGTTGTGGTTGTTCTAATATGACCACAATTAAGGGTGATGCTATTTCTGCGTATGATATGGAAAAGGTTGTAATGTTAAACACTTACAACCCTGTTGATCTAAATATTGGTCTTACTCCATCTGAATTAGAATGGCAAGAAAAGAGAAATAAACGTAAAGTCCGTAAATTAGATTTTGAAGATAGGTCTTTTAAATAGGACGTAGTATGCAGTTATCATCATAGCGAGCATATTGAAAATCATCATCTTGTATATTACCAAAACCAAGTCTCTTGGCAACCATTGCTCGTTGTCTTTGGCCAATAACTAAAGATGATTCTGTAAATCCTTCATTTATCTTTGGACCATGTGGTTTTGCTACAAGAACATCGCCTGGTTTTGGAGATAGTTTTACCATACCTTCTGCAAGATGAGTGTATGTCATCTTCATAAAATCAAGAAGTATTTTCTTTCTTTCTTTTAAAGTGAATTGATTTGGTTGTTGAGTATACTTTGCTTCATATCCAACTTCTGCGACTCTTGCTTTCTCTTTATATTTTATTTTTTCTGCTAGTTTTGAAATGATATCTTCTAAATTATCTTCTTCATAACTATCTAAAAATTCCAACCATAGGTAACTCTTTTTTGTTTTATATAATATAATGAATGTAGAGATCATAATTGCACCAGTAGAGCATATATATTGTTGCTCTTTGATTCTTTTTTCATCTTGTGGAAGAATAGGACTTCTATCTCTATAACCAAGTTTCCTTAATAATCTTTCAAATTCTATTCTTTTTTTATCTTTTACTAACATAATTTGCTAAATGAGGTAACAACTAACACTAAAAACCTTCTTTAATAATTATAGCATGTTAAATACTATTGACACAATATACTAACCATATTACAATAGGTGTATGTCTAAGTCTAATATAAAACAAATTGTAGATAGTTTCCCTCTATCGGATGTTTCATTGGAAAATAAATCTCAAAAATCCGATTTAAATAATCTCTCATGGTTAGGGATATCAAGTTTCTATACCAAAAAAGAAGTTGATAGATTGATTAAAGAAGCAGTTGATGAGGCAAGAAGGATAGATGAGGAATCCATGCGTAAGCATAATCGTGATGCGACTATCATTAGTATGATTCTTGGGTTCACTTGTTTAGCATTGTTTGTTGATGGATTGTTAAGAATTTTAGGTATTATCCCACCTTTTATGGATATTGATGTTAATATACTAGAGGACATTGCACAAAAAACAAAAATTATTGTTGAAAATGATTTAGTTAGAGCAGGTCTAAGTAAATTACCCAAATTATAAAAGTGATTACATTTCTTTCGTTATGTATTATAGTTGCTATAACATTGTATTTTATGTTAAGACATTTTAACCCCAACGTAAACCCATAGAATTATGTGGAAATTAAATTTAAAAGACGGATTTGATAAGGTAGTTGAGTGGGATAGGAACCTAGCAAAGAAGTTTCAAGATAAATTCAACCTTACTGACTATCAAATGTTATGTTTATCATTTGCTAAAGGCTTTGTGATAGGTGCTATACTATTATGATTGATTGGATTAAAAATCTATTTCGTGGTTTCAATGAACCAGCACGTATAGATATAGAACCTGTTACAAAAAAAGATAAAGATGGTGATCCATTAGATGCTCTTGCTTTTAAATTAATTGATAAAGGATTTCATTTTAATGTGGAAAATGATTGGTATGAAAGAACTTGGTTGGTAGCAACTAAAGATGGTGCTGAGACTTCTAAAGAGGTTTATAGAAAGAGAGGAGATGGGTGGAAGGTAACAATGTACGGTAATGATGGAGGTGTTTTCTTTGAAAAACAAATATAAAATTCATGAGTTCATTAGTAATCTTGGATACATTGATGATAAGGTACCTGATGATGTATATAAGATTATTTTAGATGAAATAGATATTGCTGCAGGGAAAAAGATTCATCACAATACAAAGTTAGTTGGAAATATAGAAGAACAATATTCGATGGGGTTTCAAAACCAAGTCAATATGTATACACTTGAAAATTATTTACGTAGTTTAGCGAGTGCATATGAAAAGCATTTTAAGTATATGCAATCTATGGGAAACCAAATTATGTCTTTAGATAATGGTATGTCCTTTGATCTTAGACTTAGAAATTGTTGGGTAAACTTTATGAAAAAATATGAATTCAATCCAGTTCATAATCATAGTGGTTTGTATAGTTTTAATATATTTGTCAAAATTCCTTACGACTTAAAAGAAGAATTTGATTCTCCAAGAACTCAAAATCAAACTCAAAGATTTCCTAGTTGCTTTGCTTTCTATACTGGTAATGGTTTAGGTGAATTTGTACCTCATGTTATAGAGGCAGATAAAGACTGGGAACAAGTTATTATAATGTTCCCTTCTATAGCACATCATTGCGTATATCCTTTTTATACAAGCGATGATTATAGAATAACTGTTGCTGGAAACCTGTATTTAAATCCCGTTAATAAATCATCGGTAAGTTACTATTGACAATTTTTGGATCTTACCTTATAATTAGATCGTAAACCGTTATAGAGCAATGACTCTCACAACTAAATTTAAAAAAGATATAAGCATTCTTCGTGCTGCGGCAAATAAAGAAATATTCTTAGATGTAAAAAACCCTAAACTATATAAGAAAGTAAAAAGATATTACGAGAATTTACAATATATTGATTTAAATGGGGAAGACCCCGATGCAGACTATAATGCTGTTATAGAATGTATTATAGAAGACTTAAAATTATGATTAGAGTATGATGACTAAGGTTGCATTAATAACAGGTATTACAGGACAAGATGGATCGTATCTTGCTGAATTTCTTTTAGAATTAGGATATGAAGTTCATGGTATAGTCCGTCGTTCTTCTTTAATTAATACCCATAGAATAGATAAGATTTATGAAGATATACATCTTCATTATGGAGATTTAACTGATGCTACTAATGTTATTAGTGTTATTCAGAAAGTTCAACCAGATGAAATATATAATCTTGGTGCTCAGAGTCATGTAAAAGTTTCTTTTGAATTACCAGAATATACAGGACAGGTTGATGGTCTTGGAACTCTTCGTGTATTAGAAGCAGTTCGTATTCTTGGTATGGAGAAAAATACAAGAATATATCAAGCATCTACATCAGAACTTTATGGTTTAGTACAAGCAAATCCACAAACAGAGACAACACCTTTTTATCCAAGATCTCCATATGGAGTTGCTAAATTATATGGATACTGGATTATAAAGAACTATCGTGAAGCATATAACATGCACTGCAGTTCTGGCATTCTATTCAATCATGAATCTCCACGTAGAGGAGAAACTTTTGTTACTCGTAAGATAACACAAGGTCTTTCAAGAATATCTGTTGGACTTCAAGATTGTCTTTATCTTGGTAATCTTAATGCTAAAAGAGATTGGGGTCATGCTAAAGATTTTGTTGAAGCAATGTATCTTATGCTTCAACAAGATGAACCTGATGATTATGTAATCGCAACTGGAGAACAACATTCAGTTCGTGAATTTGTAGAGGAAGCAGCACCAATATTTGGTATAAAGTTAGAGTGGAGGGGAGAAGGATTAGATGAGGTTGGTTATGATTGGAATACGAAGAGACCTGTTATTAAAGTTGATAAAAGGTATTTTAGACCTGCAGAAGTTGAATCGTTGTTAGGAGATCCTACAAAGGCAAAAGAAAAACTGGGTTGGGAACCAACAACATCATTTAAACAATTAGTTGAGGACATGTGCATCTATGGACAGTAATAGTAAAGTATTCATTGCAGGTCATAACGGTCTTGTAGGATCAGCAATTAAAAGAAATTTAGAAGCAAAGAATTATAATAACCTCTATTGGGTTAGAAGAAAGAATTCTGATCTAAGAAATAGAGTACAGGTTGATGCTTATTTTGAACAGTCAAAACCAGAGTATGTAATTATTGCTGCTGCTAAGGTAGGTGGTATAGGGGCTAATAGTAAGTATCCTGCTGAGTTCATTTATGATAATCTGATGATTCAGACTAATCTTATAGATGCTGCATATCGTTATGGAGTTAAGAAGGTTATAATGTTAGGTTCTTCTTGCATCTATCCTAAGTTTGCAGAACAACCCATTACAGAAGAGTCATTGCTTACTGGTAAGTTAGAAGGAAGCAATGATTCATATGCAGTTGCTAAGATTGCTGGTATTAAAATGTGTCAGGCATATAGACAACAGTATGGATTTAATGCTATATCATTAATGCCAACTAATCTATATGGTACTAATGATAATTTTGATTTAGAAAATTCTCATGTTCTACCTGCAATGATACGTAAATGTCATGAAGGTAAGAATAATGTAAGTAATGATATTGGTGGTACTTATATGCATCCTATAGATCTATGGGGTGATGGATCTCCCATGAGAGAGTTCTTACATGTTGATGATTTAGCAGAGGCTGTTTATACTTGTATGCAGAAGTATGATGATTCAGAACCAATTAATATTGGTACAGGTGAGGATGTCACTCTTAAAGAACTTGCCACAACTATTGCAGATGTTGTAGGATTTACTGGTGGTTTTAATTGGGATACATCAAAACCAAATGGTACACCACGTAAAGTTCTTAATGTTGATAAGGTTAAATCATTAGGATGGGAACCAAAAATTAGTTTGGAAGATGGGATTAGATCTACATACGAATGGTACTGCTCCCAATGATGAATGAAAATAATATAGTAGATCTATTTCCTACACCTTTATATGTTGTAACTGATGTCCTAACAAAAGAAGAGAATGATGAATTAGTTAATCATATTGTCTCAATACAAGATAGAGAAGTTGGTAGGGGAAAAGATCTTTGGCACTCTGGAACAGGAAGTCCTAAAAATTCTTTTGGATTACCATTAAAGGATATGGAATTTGATCTTATACTTAAACGTGCTTATTATCATATGGGACAATACATTAGGACTATAAAGGCTGATGTGAGTATGGATCATATGAATAAAGAATGGTGGTGGAATCTTTATGAAGGAAATAACTACCAAGAGTATCATAATCATATTCCACACTCTTTTAGTGGAGTATATTATGCTAAAGTACCACCAGGATCTTCAGATATAAAATTTAGACATCCTGCATGGAATTTATGTATCCCACATCAAATTCAAACTCGATATAATAGTGATGCTTGTAATTTTAAACTTTATGAAAGAGTTATGATAATTTTTCCATCTAGTATTTTACATTGTGTTCCTTCTGGTCAAAATACTGAACCTAGAATATCTCTTTCCTTTAATTGTGGTTGATTATGTTATCAATTAATCGTCTTGGTAATTTAGGCAGACTTGCCAACCAAATGTTTCAATATGCTTCTCTTAAAGGTATAGCTACTAATAGAGGTTACTCTTTTTCTATACCACCTAAAGATGCATTTGGGACGCAGGATGAATTGGTATCACAATCAGATGTTACCATATATGATGTTTTTCAAAATATAGAGAATAATAATATAGGATTTCAAAAGAATCAAACTTTATGGGAAAGAATGCATCATTTTGATGAAGAACTATTTGTTAATTGTCCTGATAATGTTGACCTAGTTGGATACTTCCAGTCAGAAAAATATTTCAAGCATATAGAAGATGATATAAGAAAAGATTTCAGTTTCTCAACAAGTATCACGGAAACTTGTAAAGATTTGTATAATAGTATTATAGGAGATAATGAATCAATATCTCTTCATATTAGAAGGGGGGATTATACTGTTAATCCTAATCATCCAACTCAATCTATAGAGTATTATAGAAATGCACTAAGTAAATTTGATGCAAAGATTCCAGTAATTGTTTTTTCAGATGATCCATCATGGTGCCATCAGCAAGAATTATTTTCTGATGATAGGTTTATGATCTCTGATGAAAACGCAACAGAGTTTGATTTGTGTCTGATGTCTTTATGCACGTATCATATTATTGCTAACTCATCATTTTCATGGTGGGGTGCATGGTTAGCAAAGAGTCAAAAAATTATTGCACCTAAAAATTGGTTCGCTGCTGAATGCGGTAACAAAAGTATTCAAGATGTTCCTTTTGGTGATTTTACATTCTTATGAAAACAATTATTATTTCTTCTGACCATAATGGCGTAGAAGACAAACAGCAATTGAAAACCTATCTGAAAGGAGAAGGTTACAGAGTTATTGATATTGGTCCCTATACTCCAGAAGTTAGTGTGGACTATGTTGATTATGCTGCTCAGTTATCAACGATAGTTGGCAATAAAGAAGCAGACAGAGGTATTCTTATATGTGGTACTGGAGTTGGGATGAGTATTGTTGCTAATCGTTTCTCTGGAGTTCGTGCTGTTCTTGCACATAATGAACTTACTGCTGTTAAATCAAGAGAACATAATGATTCAAATGTTCTTTGTTTAGGATCTTGGTTATCTTCTCAGGTAGAAATGAGAGAGATGAGTAAGATGTGGTTAGATGAAGCATGGGGAGAAGGAAGACATGTTAAGAGAGTAGAGAAGATAGATGATCATAGTGGTATAGTTCTTACTAATGGTGTTTTTGATATATTGCACAAAGGGCATATTGAACTTTTAAAATTTTCTAAGAATCAAGGAGATAAACTTATAGTTGCTATTGATTCTGATGAAAGAGTTAGACTACTAAAAGGAGAAGATAGACCAATTAATAATGAAGAAGATCGTAGAAAAGTTTTAGAGACTAATATGTACGTTGATTCTGTAGTTACTTTTAATTCTTCTGAAGAACTTAAAACTTTATATAAAACATTGTGTCCTGATGTTCTTGTTAAAGGATCAGAGTGGACTGCTGATGAATTAAGAGAAAGGGATGAAATACCAGATACAATACAGGTTAAAGTTTATCCACTAATAGGGGATTATTCAACAACTAATACTATGGAAAAAATTAGGAATATGGGGTCATGCGAGAAGATATAAAATTTCTAATAGTTGGAGATACTATAATTGATGAGGATATATTTCTTATTGCATCAGGTCTATCTCTAGAGACTCCTACATTAAAAACTGTTTATGATACAAATAGATTTAACTATGGTGGTGCAGCTAATGTTGCAAGACGTTTAGCAGATTATGATTTAAATGTTACCTTTTTAACTTCTGTATCAGAAGAACATGTTAATTCTATTAGTTCTACTGGAGCAAAGATTCTTAATTTCTATCAAGGTAAAAATAATACTAAGAGTAGGTATTGGGTATCTCGTGGGGATTCTACATACAAATATCTTCAAGTTAATAGTGTAAATGATGAAAACCTTCATCCTTTAATTGATGTTAATTTATCTGATTATGATATAGTTGCTTTTTCAGATTATAGATGTGGATTAATAACTGAACCTTTTATTAATACTTGCGTAAAGCATAAAGGTATTGAAACATATGCATCATCTCAAATATCAAGTCGTCAATCAAATTACTTCTTATATAATAAGGTAGATTATATCGTATGTAATGAAAAAGAATCTCGATCAGTTGGTAGAGATAGTAATATATGTGTTACTAAAGGAGACAAAGGGTGTTCTTTTAAGGGTATAGATTATGAAGGATATAAAGTTGAAGATGCTGTAAGTACTATGGGTGCAGGAGATGCATTTTATGCTGCGTTCTTAGCATCTGGAGATCCAGAGTTTGCAAACATGGAAGCTTCTCATTTTGTAGAAAGTTTGAGTTATGTATAAAGAGATTGAAGATTGTTTACTACTTAATAAAAGTATTAAAGATAATAATTTAGTCAAACTTACATGGGGTAATGCTAGTGTCCTTTCTGAAGATGGAAAGTATATTGCTATAAAACCTTCTGGTGTTGATTTCTCAAAACTATCTTATAGTGAAATATGCATCATAGAACTTTATACAGGAAAACAAATATCAGGAAAGAAACCATCTGTAGATACTGCTATTCATTTAGAAATATATAAAGCATTTCCAGAAATAAAATCTATAATTCATAGTCATTCAAAGTTTGCTACTTCTTGGGCACAGGCAATGCAACCTATCCCAATTTTAGGAACTACACATGCTGATTATTTCTTATCGGATATCCCTCTAGCAAGAGAATTAAAGATTAATGATTTGGAAGAATATGAAAAAGGTTTGGGACAATCTGTAGTTGATTATTTTCAAGAAAATAAAATTAATCCACTTAATATCCCTGCAATCCTTCTTCCTAGACATGGTGTTATGGTTTTCTCAGATTCACCTGACAGAACTTTAGAGTGTGCTATAGTATTGGAAGAGATTGCTGAAATGGCATACTATACTGCTAATATAAATCGTAGTATAACAGATGAATTTAATGAGTTCACTGAAGAACTCTATACCAAACATTTTGAAAGAAAAAATGGAATCAACAAATACTACGGACAATAATTATGGAAGACAGGAGTTACCTCCTGTTTTAAAGTCTGGAGAAAGATTGAATAAGTATTGGGGATACATTACAAGTGTATTTGCAACAGATGACTTTACATTGAAAGAAGTCTTCATGAAAGCTGGCACTCAGAGCAGCATGGAGTATCATGTAAAGAAGGATGAATATTATTATATTCAATCTGGCAAACTTAAAGTAGGAATGAGGATTGGACGTGCTAAGAATAAGTCAATTATTCTTGAGAAAGGTGATGTATTCCACATACCACCTGGATTAATGCACATGCGTATTGCAATAGAGGATACTGTTGTGATAGAATGGTCAAATAAGGACGATGATACCGATTCAAACATCGTTGAAGACGGTAAAAAATACACTTTTATAGAGGATTAATGAATTACCTTTTTGCTGATACTGCCAATCTTGATGAGATTATAAAGGCGAATGATATGGGTGTTATACAAGGTGTAACTACAAACCCATCAATTATTGCTAAGGAACCTACGGGAAGTTTTGATAGTCTTATTGAAAAACTTGCTAGGTATTGTGGGTCTGAGGGTTTATCTTTGAGTGTAGAAGTTTTTGCTGAAGGTTATGAACCTATGGTAAAACAAGCTTCTGAGATATATGATAAATTTGTCAGTTATTGTCCAGAATTATATGTAAAGATTCCTGTTAGTGCTGATGGTCTAAGAGCAATTAAAACTTGTAGTCAAGCAGGAGTTAAAATTAATGCTACTATTTGTTATAGTGAACAACAATTAATACACTGTGCTTCAGCAGGTGCTAAGTATGTTTCACTATTTTACTGTAGATTAAACCAGCATGGTGGAGATGTTAAAAGAGCACTTAGAAGAACCAAACAGTATATTAGAGAGAATGGTTTAGATACACAAATCATTGCAGGTAGTATTCGTACACAACAAGATGTATGCGATGCGTGGGATTATGGTGCTGATATTGTTACCACAGGATTACCTGTTATAACTGAGATGATTCATCATCCCAAAACAGATGAATCTTATGATGGTTTTATGAATGATTTTGCTGCATGGATGAAATAAAAACTTATGTGGTAGATGTAGATAACACCATTTGTACTCAAACTTATGGTGACTATTCTAAAGCAAAACCCTATCAGAATAGAATAAATAGAATTAATGATCTATATGATGCAGGACATAAGATAATTTATTTCACAGCAAGAGGTATGGGTAGAACTGATGATGATCAAGTTCTATCCTATGCTTTCTGTTATGAAGAAACCCACTATCAATTATTAGATTGGGGATGTAAATTTCATAGACTTATGTTAGGTAAACCTTTTGCTGATCATTATATTGATGATAAAGCAATTTCAGATGGAGATTTTTTCAAAGACTAATGATGAAAGTATACTTTGGACAACCTTGGGGTGGTTTAGGAGATAATCTTCAATTCACAACTCTACCAAAACTATTCTCTGAAAAGGGTGTAGAATTTTTTATATCTCAACATAACTCTTATAGGAATCCTGAGATATATGAATTTTGTTGGGCAAATAATCCTTATGTAAAGGGTATAGTTAGTAATGTAGCAAACGTTGGTGCGTGTGCTCCAGATATTCAAAAAGGGAGAACTGATAATATTGTATCTGCTGCAGAGATACGTCACGGATTTGTAGGATCTGGAAGATATCCTGAGATATATTATGATGCTAAAATTTTAAATGAGTATAAAGATAAAACTATTGTTGATTTATCTGCACACACATTATTAAAAAATAATGTTAATGAATTTTATGATGGAGATAAATTATTTTCTCTTGTAGGAGAGACAGTTCCAGATGATGCTTTGTTCGTATCGTTCAAAAATGTAAATTCACTTTCTTTGTCTGGAGGTTTTCCTTTTGAGAATAATCAACTGGTAGTTGAAAATATTTTTGAGTATGCTAATATAATTAATAGTGCAAAGAGTTACTTTTGTCTTTATTCTGGAGGAAACTCTATGGCAGCTGCTGTTAAATATAAAGAGCAGTCTAACGTAGAATTAAATTGTTTCCTTCACGGGACAGTTAAAGAACATAAAGATAAAGGATTCTTTATCTTTGATAATGTAAATTACATTGAGATTTAAGATGAAAATTTTAATACTAACCATAGCAACAAACAAATACATACAATTTGTAGAAAGGTTGTATGACAATATTGCTGATAACTTTCTAGAAGGACATGATATGGAATGTCTTTTATTTACAGATCATGATGTAGATGCATCTAGTAATGTTAAAGTGTCTAAGATAGAACATGAAGACTGGCCAATGCCTACTTTAAAAAGATATAATTATTTTGTAAAGGAAAAAGAATATATTTCACAATTTGATTATTGTTATTACTTTGATATTGATATGGGAATAGTTCAAGATGTAGGAGATGAAGTATTAAGTGATTTGGTAGGAACAATGCATCCGTATCAAACATTTTCTCCTAAAGAACAAAGAACATATGATCGTAATCCAAATTGTTTAGCATGTGTAAAACCTGGTGAAGAGGGAGATTATTATTATGCAGGTGGATTCAATGGAGGTAGTACAAAAGAATTCTTAAAGATGTCTGAGGTTATTGCTGACCGTGTTACTAAAGATCTTGAAAACGATGTTATCGCTTTATGGCATGATGAATCACATATGAATCGTTATATGATTGATAATCCTCCTACATTAAGGTTGACACCTTCTTATTGTTTTGCAGAAGAACAAATGCAGAATCCAGATTATCCCTTCAAACCAAAAATTATTGCTTTAAAGAAAAATCATTCTGAACTTAGAACATGAAATTGAAACTTACTGATCTTCCAGTAGTCTATATTAACCTTGATGATCAACCAAAGAGAAAGGAAACTCTTGAAGAAAATTTAAAACAATTAGGATTTAAAAATATTATCAGAGTGTCTGGTTTTAAAGATCCTATAGGTAAAAGGGGATGTGCATATTCGCATGCACTTGCTTTAGAGGAAGTTGATCCTCCTTTTATATTATTAGAAGATGATTGTCTACCTCTTAACTTTATTGATGAAGTTGATATACCAGATGATGCAGATGCTGTATACCTTGGAGTATCTTCTTGGGGACGTATGAATGGACATTCTGGTCCTTGTGTGCAACGGGAAGATGTTGATAATTATGATAATTTAGTTAAAATATACAATATGGTGGGTGCACATGCTATATTGTATATCAATTCAGATTATATTGATTTATGCAAGAGAATTGCATATCATGGGTATTTGATTTCAGATCATCATGATATTGGTTTTGCCGATGTTCAGAGGTATTATGATGTGTATGCGTTTGATAATCCAATGTTTTATCAAACAAGTTCTAATGGAACTGATCAAGCATTATCATCATACCCTAGTGTTAGAATGATGTCATATGATGAAAGGTTTTGGCTACCTCTAGAAGTTAAAGAATGAAAATAGTTATTTGGGGACATAAATTACATTCTCATACACATTCCTATATTCATTATGGATATTGGAGAGCAGCAGATTACCTAGGACACGAAGTATATTGGTATGACGATACTGATAATGTAATGGATGTAGATTTTTCAAATGCTATTTTTATAACAGAACATCAGGTTTGTAAAAATATACCTTTAAGAAAAGACTGTAAATATTTTATTCATAATTCTGATGAACCATTTAAGTATGAAAAAAGACAGAAGTATGCGGGATATAAAGTTTATAATTTTGTACATGATTCAAAGCATTGGCACTATGGAGAAAATTACGTTTGGCCAAGTGTAGAAAATATAGGAGGAAGTTTTTATGAGCATCCTACTAGAACTATTATAACTAAGTGGGCAACAGATTTACTACCTTCAGAAATTGATAAGTGTCCAGTAGATCCTTACGATGAAGAAAAGGAAAATATATTCTTTGTGGGATCAATGCAAGGAGAAAATATAAGAAGGTTTTCTAATATTATAAAATCAAAAGGAAAGAACTTCGTAAATGTTGGTGGGTATAGTGGTAGATATTCTTTATATGATGGGAATCCTCCTGATATAAATCAGAATATTGCAATGGTTAGAGACTCTTATATATCTTTTGATATTAGAGAGAAACCTTTTTTTGATATGGGTAAATATTATCCTTGTCGATTATTCAAAAGTATTAGTTATGGAAAATGGTGTGGTAGTAATATGCCAGCAATAAAAGATTTGTTTGGAGATCATGTTACATTTGACAATAACCTAGATACCCTTTATGATAGAGTTGTAGAAGATTATAAATCTTGTACAGAGAAGAAGATGCGTGAAGCAATGAACTTCGTTCGAGATAAACATACATATGTTAATAGACTAAATGATCTACTCAAGTTATGATTAAAAAATTAAGAAGAACTAAAATAGAACCAAAACCAGTAGCACCACCAAAACAGAGAGTAAGTGTTGTAACAGGTGGTGCAGGATTTATAGGATCTAATCTTGTAGATAGATTACTAGATAGAGGAGATTTGGTTGTAGTTATAGATAATGAATCCGCAAATACTCATGATGAAGTTTATTGGAATCCAAATGCAATTAATGTAAAAGGAGATATTACTGATTTTACATTTTTAAAAAATGCTTGCACAAATGCAGATTGCATTTACCATATGGCAGCAGATATTTCTATTCAATATTCAATAGAGAATCCAATACCATCTTATAAAAATAATGTTATTGGTACACTAAATGTATTAGAAGTAGCAAGAGAATTAGACATTAGAAAAGTAGTGTTTTCTTCTACAGCAGCAATATATGGAAGTACAACTGAACCATGTTTTGAAACTGATAGACCAGATCCTTTGAATCCATATTCAGTATCTAAACTTGCAGGGGAGAACTTGATGAAGATGTATAATGATCTGTATGGAATGCAGACAGTATCTCTCAGATATTTTAATGTATATGGTCCTAGACAAGCACATAAAGGACAGTATGCTCCTGTAATAGGAATATTTCAAAAACAAAAATTTGAAGAGAAACCTTTAACTATTATTGGAGATGGAGAACAGACAAGAGATTTTATTCATGTTGCTGATGTAGCATATGCAAATATGTTTGTTGCTGATAGAGATGTAGTTGGTGTGTTTAATGTGGGGTCAGGTATAGAGTATTCAGTTAATCAAATTGCAAGACTTGTAGATAGTCCTTCTGGTACAACTACAATTCCTTCTAGAGAAGGAGAGGCAAGGAGAAGTCTTTCTGATAATAGTAAACTTAAAAATCTAGGTTGGCAACCTAGAATAGGATTGGAGGCATGGATCGCTAAACAATGACAAAAGTATTACATCTATCACATCATTATGGTTGTCTTAAAGACCACCAATATGTTTGTGATCAACTTGGATTGGATTTAACAAACAAACTTTCTATATGGAATGATATTATAAAGAGAGATGTTTATCGTATTACAAAAGAGATAGCAGATTCTACTTGGAAAGAACATAAAGATTATTTTAATTCTTTTGATTTTATTATTACATCTGATACTGCACCCCTATCAAGAATATTCTTAGAGAATATTGATGAGTTTAAGGGGCAACTAATTGTATGGGTATGTAATAGATTTAATTATGAAATGCAGGAGGATACTGCGTATCATATTCTTATGAATAAATCTGTAGGTAAAGATAATGTAAAAATAATTCCATATACAAAGTTTGAAACCATGTGGGCAGAAGCATACAAGGTTAAATTTACTGAGGAAGTAATTCGTCCTATTGGAGTTTCTATTGATAAACCACTTTCTGAAAATGAAGATTTAGGAATGATTGGTTTTGGTGGAGATTATGGGGATGAATTAAAGGGAGGAGATGTATTAGTTTCTAGGTATCATAATGATACTTTGTGGCAAGACTCTGTAAAGATGATGGAACATTATGGTCTATCAGCAGATCCATGTAAGTATAGAGGTTATAAAGGATTAGTAGAACTTGCTAAAAAATATGAAGCATATTTTATCTTACCAGAACAGTATTCTAAATTTGCTACTTTTGAATTAATGAATATAGGTTTACCTGTTATTCTTCCATCAGAGGAGTTTCTTCTTCATCTTTCATCAGCTAAAAATCATTCAACAGGTAATAACTACTGGTTCGGTAGTGGATTATTTAAAGATACTACGAACGTTTGTGAATGGTACAATGAATACTATGATCAGTTTGCTCTTTATATTGATGACTTTGAAGAGATTCCAGAAACATTTAAAATAGTAAAGGAGCACAAAAAGAAAATTCGTAGTATAATGAACAAGTGTGCTAAAGAACACCAGAGTAAGACCTTAGATCAGTGGAGGAAAATTTATAATGTCTAATGCCTTAGAGACTTACAAAAACTATATGGATAATGCTCATTGGAACTATACTACCAAAGAGCAGTTTGAACAGTACTATGGCAGAGTGCCTAAGTTTAGATACGATACAATGAAGTATTGTTGGGATCAGGTAGAAAAATATAACTTTAAAACAATTGTAGAGTTAGGTACTACAAGAAGTTTTGTTGATGGTAAATTTCCTGGTTGTAATGAAGATGATACAGTATACTGGCAACCAAATGTTCCTGCTATATGGGATTGGTCTGCGGGATGTTTTACTCGTGTTATTGGTGAGATGATTCAAGGAACTGATATAGATCTTATAACAGTAGATTTGAATCCATTACATATTGAAAGAAGTAAGGTAGTATCAAAAGGTCTTTCTAATATAGAATATCATGTAATGTCTTCTGAAGATTTCCTATCTTCTGGAGATGGTCAGATAGACTTTCTTTATATGGATACGGGAGATATGCATCCTATAGAACCAACAGCAGAATTGCATTTGAGAGAAGCACAGTTGATTGCAGGTTGTAATATAATGAGTAAGAATGGTGTAATACTTATTGATGATGTAAGAAATACAACACCTAAAATTGTTGATAATGAAGAATCTGATTATGGTAAAGCAAAGTATTCAATTCCTTTTCTTTTAGACAATGGATTTGATTTAGTTATGGATGAATATCAGGTGGTTCTTCAAAAGAAATGAAAGTAAAAATAGTTTCCCCAGTAGTAAACTTTCCAAAGTTTTTGGACATACAGATAGAAAAGTTCAAAGAAAATCTTCTTTGTGATTTTGAACTTATTTGTATTGATGATTCAAAACATGAAGCTATGCCTGAACAATTTATGGAGGTATGTTCTAAACATGATGATGTAGCAACATGGTATAGAAATACAAATGAACAAGTCTCAGGTCCTTCAATGGGTCATGCAAATGCTATTCAATTTGCGTTAGATAATATTGTATATACATCTTGTTTAGATGATATCGTATTCCTCATAGACAGTGATATATTTTTAATGGAGAAGTTAGACCTAATAGAGTTTATGAGGGGTAAAGAGATTTCTTCATTTATGCAAAGTAGGGAAGATGTTGAATATCTTTGGCCAGGTTTTACTCTATTAAATATGCCTGAGATAAAAAAATATAATTCTGAGGTTAAATTCTTTCCTGGTTGGTTTGGTGGACAAATGTGTGATACTGGAGGAGAGTCTCATAATTTCCTTATGGAAAATAATATTCAACCTTATCCAATAAACTGTAAGTTTGAGGGCGAATATAAAGGAGAAACTCTAGTAAACATGGAAACCTTTATGGATGAAAAGTTTCTTCATTTTAGAGGTGGAACTATATGGGATGGTAAAGTTGATGTATTCAAACAAAAAATTGAAATCTTAAATAATATTCTTGCTCATGGATAAAAACAAAGCACTATACAAGTTAAAGGGTCTACCCCCAATATACTGTATTAATCTTGATGGTAAACCAGATAGATGGCAATATATGGAAGATCAATTTAAGTATTGGGAGATTAGTAATTATAAGAGAGTATCTGCATATGATGGCAGAGAAGATGATTTAAGTGATATTCTTAAAGGTAGATATCCAGATAATATGAATTCTGGTGAGGTTGGATGTACAACATCTCATTTAAAGGCACTTAAAGAATTTTTAGAAACAGATGCTCCATGTGCATTGATCATGGAAGATGATTGTGATTTAGGACCAATATCTCATTGGGCATTTACTTGGAAGGAGTTTACTGCAAAGATACCATACTGTTATGATGTAGTTCAGTTGGCAATTATTAATCCTGCACAAATTGCTGTTCAACTTCATAGAAGATTTGTAAACGATTTCTCTACTGCTTGTTATTTGATTACCAGACATCATGCAGAGAAACTTGTAAGGTTACATTGTCGTGGTGATAAGTATAAACTTGATAATGGATCTAAACCTAGAGCAGTTGCAGATGATTTAATATACAATTCTGGTCTTACGTTTGCAATACCTTTGCTTCTATACAGAATTGAATTGGGTTCAGATATACATGATATACATGTAGATGTGTTTCATAAAAGTAGTCATGCAGGATTATGGCAATTCTGGAGAAACCAAGCTTCAGATCAAGATTGGGATGCTCTATTTGAGTTCAATGCCTATTATGGAACACTCCCACCAGGATTTGAAGGTAAGTAATATAAGTTGATATTATGGGTGCTATAAGGCACCCTTTTCATTGTTCGGGATTCCGAATGTTAAGATACTTTCGTAGGTGCATATACCCACTTCAAATACTTTACATAACTAAATAATTATTCGTACCTTTATTTCTGAATCAAAACAAATGGGAGAATTAGTCTCAGCAACAGAATCAATATCACCCATTTGGGCAATTATATATCC